GCATCTTGCCAACCTCGTCTTTCGCCTGGATATGAATGTCATCATCACATCGCACGCGAAGAACCTGTACGGGGATGCAATGGCGATCACAGGCAAGACATTCGACGGGCCGAAGGGTATGGATCATATGTTCGATTTCGCGTTTGAGATCGACAAGCGCGGCGAGGCTCGCGTTGGCATCGTGAAGAAAACCCGCATGGGCGGGCCGGGCCAGTTCCCTGAGTCCGAAGTGTTCCCGTTCTCGTATCAAGAAATCGCTGACCGATACGGGCGTGATATTCTGGAACGCCAAGCAGTCGCGGTCGCTCTCGCGTCTGAGGATCAAGTGGCAACGATCAAGGCGTTGCTGCCTGACTCGGGTGTGAGTTCCGAGGCAGTAGACAAATGGCTCGCCAAAGAGAAGGCCGCAGACTTCACGGAAGTCTCCGAAGAAAAAGCAACCAAGTTTGTTGAGTATCTCAAATCGCAGATCAATGCGAAGAAAGCGAAGGTTTCATAATGGGATGGTATAACCCAAACGACGCAATCACAGTAGCCCGCGAGGGCTGGTATCCAGCGATCATCGAATCCGTTTCGATGGGGCAGACAAAGAAGGGCGCGCCGATGGAAACGATCGCGTTCCGCGTCTACACGCCGAGGAAAGAGATGGTCATCAAAGACTACTTCCACCCTCAGAATCTTTGGAAGTACAAGAAGCTGGCTATCGCTCTCGGTCAACTCGCCGAGTTTGAATCGTCCGGTTTTGAGGCAGGCAACTTTCAGGGCAAGGCAATCGAGGTCGATCTTTCGATTGAGTCGTCGGCTCAGTATGGAGACCAGAACAAGATTGGTGCGTTCGCTGCGAGCGGCACGAATACGCAGGGCGTATCGGGTGGGTCGGTGCAGCAAGGGCAGCAACAGAACCCGCCGACGCTGACCGCAGACGACATTCCGTTCTAGCCACAACACCCCCTCCGCGAAAGCGGGGGGTTTGTATTTCACCAACAGGAGAAACCCAATGACTGACACCAAAGACACCGCCGCGCAGATCGCCGAACTCTGGAACCTTAGCGACGAGGGGAAGGCGGAGTGGTGGGCCGACTGCATTCGACCGAACCCGAGACACCATCTTGATGAACACGATACTGATTGGCTATTTTCACATGACGGGAGAGGGGCCTCACACATTGAAGATCAACATGCCCTCGACATCCTCAAAGGCCACGCCGAGGACTGGTTGCGGGGGAGGTTGAAAGGCGTTATATCAATAGGTGTACCAAACAATCAAATGTTCTACAACTGGCTTGCAGCCGTCTACAATCATTCCCTCCCCGCCGCGATCCGTGCAGAAATGGAGCGTTCCAAATGACCCCTGAACTCCACATAACCGCACCAGATTATGAGCCTCACATAATCGACATTACAGAGTATGGGTATACACATAGGGTGTACCTTGTTCGAGATTACACTGGGAGTCAGTGGCGGGCGCGGGGGAATCGTATATGGTCTGAAAGGGAAAGCGCGGAGATGATAAAATACAACCGTCGAACTAGAGTTATCCATCGATTCGAGAGGCGGTGTGGTAAAATAGTGAGCAAGATTCCCTGGTATCGGTGGCGACTCAAAAAAACTATCCGTGAAAGATCGAAAGCAATTGTTCTGGAATACCTCGGCTCGTTCGATTTTGATTCATGGTGGACAAACAACTTTCACAAGATCAAGAATGACCTTCTTTCACTTCCGCATGTTCCTTCATATTCTGAAATTGAAAGACCACAAGTATGACCCCTGAACTCCACATAGCGATCGGCCTCGTCCTGTTCGTACTCGCTATTGCGGTCGTCCTCATAGCCGACACGCACCGAATGCGTCGGCTTGCAACCAAACCACGCGACGCTCGGCAGTGCCAGAACTGCGGGGCGATCACAAGCCCAGATCGGGCAACGCACGCGGCGGCGTACGATGAGGGTGTGTGTGTTGAGTGTGGAGAAGTGAATGCTTAAAACAATCATCGAGCTTATCAAGAATCTGTTTACATGGCTCATCATCGTTACGCCTTGGGAGCGTGCGGTTCGGGTTCGTGGTGGAAAGAACATGCGCGAGATGGGGCCAGGGTGCCACCTGCGAATCCCGTTCTGGGATCGGTACTATAAACAATCGGTTCGTCGCAGGTCTGTGATTGTTCCCCCTGTCACAATCACTACGATGGACAAAACGACGATGACTATTGCCGGGTTTTTGTGGTACGAAATCAGCGATATAATGAGTTTGTATAACAAGCTGCATGACGCACAGGACACTATTGAATCCGAAGTCAGCGGTGCCGTTGCAAAATATGTCAGTGAAAACAAATCGGAATCGTGTGGGTGTGATGCGATTCGGGAGTCAGTAGAAGGCAGTATTAATCTTGAAAAATACGGGTTGACCGGCGTTGAGTTTCGCGTCTCAACGCATGCAGAACACAAGACTTACCGGTTCTTGACCGGTGGGGCGTATGCATGGAGCGGCGGCGACCGGCTGAATACAACGGAAGTAGAAGGGTGATAGATATGGAACAACCAAGGCGAAGACCACCACAGCCACTAATGGAACCATTCGATTGCTGGATTGAACGGAAGTTGTCAGAGTTGGATGCGATCAAATCAGACGACGAGCGGGCGCATTCGTTGGAGGATGATATTCGAAAGCAGGTCTTGCACGAAATCGCATCAGGTGATTTCGGAGAGGCAACCGCGTGGGCAGCCAAGGCACTCCAGACCGGCGAGATTGATTTCGATAGGTGGTGCGCATGACCCCCCGAGAAACCATCGACGCGGGCGAAACCCTGCAAATCATCCTGCCCTTTCCCCCATCCGTAAACGGCTACTGGCGATCAATCGTGCGCGGCAAGGGGCCAAAGGCGTACCCCGCCCAGATCATCAGCGAAGCCGGGCGGGAATACATAACCGCCGTAGCATCAACGGTTTACAAACAATCCATCGGTGATCTATTCAACGACCGCAAGGTCTCGCTCGAAATCCACCTGCATCCCCGCCGGCGGGGATCGGACATCGACAACTTCACAAAAGGGCTATTCGACGCGCTCACCAAATCAGGGGTATGGAACGACGATAGCCAGATCGTCCGATGTTCAACCCGCATGCGTAAGCCCATCAAGGGGGGGTTCGTAGTCCTCTACGCCCGGCTCGCAACCCCCGAAGAGATCGACGAAACAGAGACATTCGAGGTGGCACCCGCAATCGCGGCGGTCAGAATGTAACACAACCGGATCGAACATGGTATGATTCTATAGGCACTACCGCCTGTGGAGCCACGCCATGCGATCAATCATCATCGCCCTCATCGCCCTGCTGACCCTCTCAACGGTCGGGGGCTGCTCGTCCGCTCAACTCACCAGCCAAGCCGAGAAGCACGAAGATGCGGCTTCCATTGCCGTTGACACTGCCGACCGAATCCAGGCGGTGCTTGACCGCTACCCAGCCGGGTCAATCGAGGACGGGCAACTCGCTCAGTTTCTTGCGGGGGTCATGCCGGACGAATGGAAGGGCCGATTTGAGGCGTTGATTGCGGTGGGTAACAGCGTCCGCGAGTCAGCAGAAATCCTTGCAAGTCAACTCCCCGCATGGGCCGAGGGTGAACTGGCCCGCGCCGAAACGCTCCGGCTCAAAGCCGACGCTCAAGACTCCAAGTTCAACAACTTTGTATCGAGCATCACCAGCGTAACCGGCTCGGCTGGCGGTCTAGTCGCGCTCATCGGTGCGCTCGCCGGGGTGTGGTTCAAGCGGGGGCAGAACAAGGCCAAATCAATCACCGCTGATATTGTCACCAGTATCGAGGCTGCGAAAGCCGCAAGCCCTGAACTCGAAGCGGCGTTCTCGAATGCGGGCGGGGCCGCGATGCGTTCCTCAATGACACCAGAAACCATGCGGATCATCAAGGCGATCCGAGATTCACACTAACCCCCAGCCCCTTCCGCGAAACCGGACGGGGCTGATTTGATTAGCACACCGGCGATTCCGTGTCGATAGAGGCATGTGTTTTATTCCGGTTTTTATTCCTTTGATTGGAGCATGGAATGACACAGCAAGAATGTATTGAGCAAGCCCTGGATGTCCTCGAAAAAACCGACCCAAAAGAACACGCCAAACTACTCGACCAAACACACACCAACTGGGCCGCCAGTTTATCCTCGGTGGTGATCTCGAACCACACACTGTTCAAGGCACGACCACAAGGGGCAACAAACCTCACCTGCTACTGGACTGCCGAGTTCTTCTACGCTCAGGCACTTGTAATCTGCGAGGCAATCACCGATCCGCAACTCAAGAAGCAGTGCAAGATCAATGCCAGAGAATCATACTGTGATTCATACGATGCGTGTGGTGAAGCATGAGCCCGCAAGAAGCCATAGACGCTTCCAAAGAAAGAGTTATCCACCTATCGGGGAAGACAGTGGTCGCCGCCCCCGTCTCTGCGGTACTTGTTGGAGCGATGGTGTTGCTCGGCATCCGGTTTATACCGGGGGTGTTTCCTCAAGAAAGGGACAACGGTTTGCTGATTCACAAGATGGACACCATGCTCTTAAACCAAAGCGGTATGGCAAAAACGATTCATAATCTCGAGCTCGATGGTGCCAAAATGAGTGGGCGGCTTGACAATGTGGAGGGCGATGTCAGGGAACTCAAAGACGCGATTAACCGCGTTGCGCCGTGGCCGGGAGAAGATTACCCGTGAAAATCATCCTCGCATATACCGGCCCGTCCGAACGCGAGCAGGACGCACGCGACCTCCTCCATGATGCGGGTATCAAACTCGACTCACGCCGTGCCTATCAGCTCACACTCGGCAAAGACCCCGCAGACCTCGACCTCCGATTATCCAGGGGTCTTCCCGCTATCGCAGCGAAATCGACAAAGGGTGATTTGGTCTACGCCGATTACGAGCCGCCAGAGTACAACCACCCCAAGGAGTTTGACAGCGACATTGCCAGTGCAACCATCCACGCACTGAACGCAACCAAACTTGGCATCCCCTCGGATCGTAAGGTCAGCGTCTACGGATTCCCCTACAACCGATGGTGGCACGCCCACACCACGCAGACCGCACTCTTTGGGTTCCGATACACCCACCGTCAAACGCCGATGGGATGGTTCGGGCCACAGTTCTATCAGCCGTACAATATCAATGACAAGAACGGGATCAATAACCTCCACCGCATCCTCCAGATCAAGAATGTCTGCAACTGGTGTGATCCATCCGTCCCGGTGATCCCGTTCATCCAGCCCGTCATTCGCCACAAGGACAACGACTACGCCGAGATGACTGACGAGACTATATCCGATGTCTGGTCATCGCTCGCTTGGGCGGGGATCGAAGAGGTCGTATGGTGGTTTGAGGGTGGGCGTGATGGACAACTCATCGAAGGACACAGGGAACGAATCAAACGACAAGCACCTATTATTGAAGAAGCACTAGCATCTGTGGTGCCGGAGAATGAATGATTTTACAAACACTTGGGGCATTGCTTGCCCTTGCCGTTGGGCCTATGCATTGGCGCGACATGATCGAATACTTGGAGATACCGATGCCAACTTATGTGACACCACTCAACTGGGGAATCGAAAGTACCGATCTGAGCGGAAAGAATGTGATTCTTGGTGACTCTCAATCAGTCACATCGTTCATCCGGTTTACCTCACAACTTCCATTGATCGCCGATGAGTTTGGGTACACGATTGTTGGTCACCACCTGCCCGGCAAAGTGATGTCGTCGGTGGGAAACGAGATCGTTGAATATGCTGACGCGAGTTACACATCCACAGAACTTACGCCAGATACAGTCTGGCCCGCCACAGGCGACGATGCAGGCGTGCATCACAATCAATCGCGAGAGATTGACTTTATATCCGAGCCGGGAAACTTTGTAGATTTGTTCAGCGTGCAGGCGAGGGAATCGTCGTTCGGAGACTTTGATCTGTCTGGCCCAATGGCGGTTCGCGTGATCCTCCACAACCATTCCGGAAGCGTAAACAGGATCAACCTTGAAGAGATGCGGGGTGCCACGCCGGGGGCGAATACACCGAACAGTGGTAACTACGGCAACGGCGGAAGCGGCACTACAATCGGCGGCGATCTAGATTGGGACGAAACCGGCGACATACGGGTGATCCACAAGGGGGTTCGTGGGGCAGCAAGTTTCGGCGGCGGGTCTGAGTTGGTGGGCGTTCTTGTTCAGACATCCGGCTCAACCGAAGACACAAAGCAGTTTAGATTCCTCGGTGCGATCATCCATCAAACCGGCGGTACAAGTGCAGTACCTGACCTTACGCTCCCGGCTTCGGGAACCATGTTTGCCACGATTGCGGCGTCGGGCTGGTCAGCATACGACCATATCAATCGCATCGACGACATCGCTCTCGATGGTCTAATCAATGCAGTTGAGGGCTTTGACACAGTGACCATTCCTCTAGGCCAGAACACCGAGGACTTGGGTACAGACCATGCAGACAACATGGAAACACTTGCCAACCGTATTCTCACCCGTCACTCAACGCTCGGATATTCCGCTCCGAAGATTATCATGGTTGCTATGTGGGCTTATGATTCCAATCACGCCCGGATGAGTTCGCAGGCTGATGCTGTGTTTGAACTCACTCGCGTTAATAGTTGGGGATTTGTGAATCTCCACAAGACATATAACGGACTTGACCCAGCAACCAACGGGGCAAGGTTTGACGGCACACCCGCAACATACACAATGGATGCGTTGAATCTGCACCCAGCCAACGAGTTGACGGCACAGAATATAGCCCGCGATCTATTTGAGCACTTCGTTCCCGCCAATATCGTGACGGTGTTGGAGACGACGAACCGATCCCGATCCCGCGATCGGCAGAGGTAAACAGATACAGAACACCGGCAGAACACCGGAAACAACCATGACTGAGAAACACCCAAACCTGAATCCACCTTGGAAAAAAGGCGACCCCTCCCCAAACCCAACAGGCAGGCCAAAAGGGTCGGGGATCACCGACAAGCTCCGCAAGATCATCGAGGACAATGAGGGCAAAGGGGCAAAGGCGATTGCAGACGCGATCTACGCAGCCGCACTGACCGGCGATCCCCGCATCATCAATATCGTGCTTGACCGTTTGGAGGGCAAGGTCACCGACAAGCTTGACCTCAACGGAGAAATCAAGGTGATCGAACAGCGGTTCGTAGTGGCCGAGAAACCGAAGCCGAGCGATGGAAGTTGAAGTACGCACAACCCCGTTGATCGAGTATCAGCACGACTATGTGGTGGACGATTCCCCTTGGCTACTCGGGGACGGCGGGCGCGGGTCAGGTAAGACATTCGGGCTTGGTGCAAAGCTCGTCACCCGCGCGGGACACGCCGGGGCTGTTGAGGGATTATTCAGGCAACGGCTCATCGACCTCAAGCGAACCACACTCAAAACGATCCTCAAGGGGGACGGCAACAATGCCCCGCTCCTCCTCCCCGGCACATACCACCACAACCAAGCCGAGAAGTTCATCCAACTGCGAACGGGCGGGATGATCGTCTACAACGGCATGGATCAAGGTGACACGGGACGCGAGGCAGGGTCAACAGGCCGGGGGTCGTCGCTCAACCTGACCGGGGCCGCGTTCGATGAATGGGTCGAAATCGAAGAGAACGCGATGCTCCAGGTCACAATGGGCGTGCGCGTCAAGGTGCCGGGCCTCCCCCTTCAACGCTACGGGGTATGCAACCCGTCTGTGCCAATGCACCCACTCGCCGTGCGGTTCGGGATCACCGATCCAGCGACGGCTCACAAGCGATCCAGACGGATCGTGATGCCTGCCAAAGACAACCACTTCAACCCGCCCGAGTTCTTGGAGGAACTGGAATCGTTGACCGGCGTTGCCCGGCTCCGGTACTATGACGGGCTTTGGGTGGGTGCCGATGGTCTGGTCTATGACAAGTTCCTACGCTCGCACCATGTCCGTGATTGGGAGCGGCCAGAGCGGTTTGAGAAGGGGCAGATCATTGGGGTGGACGATGGGTACACAGACCCGTTCGTGGTGTTGGACTACGGCATTGACCCGGATGGGCAATACTGGTGCCGGAACGAAATCTATGAATCTAAGTTGACCCAACCCGAGAAGATCGACGCGGTGAAGCGGCTATGGCGTGGCGATTGTCCGGTCGTTGTGGATTCGGCTGCCCCCGATCTGATCGAATCCATGCGGCGGGCGGGGATCAACGCGATCCCATGCGATAAGGGGCAGGGGTCGATCAACTACGGGATCGGCATTGTCCAGTCGCTGCTCGCCAAAGAGGGGGAGAACGGTGAGCCGTGGCTTTCGTACTCCCCGAACTGTGTGAACACGATCCGGGAGAAGGAATCGTACGAATGGAAGCCGGGGCTTTCGGGGGTCAAGGATCAGCCGAGGGATAGGGACAACCATACGGCGGATGCAGAACGCTACTGCCTGCGGTATAATGCTGAGGAGCGTGGCGGGTTCGGCGTGATCGACTGGGAGGGTGGCGATGAGGCCGCCCCGTTGAGCGATGACGACTCTGACGATGGGATGTGGCAATGAGAATACCATTCTGGAAGAAGATCAGCGCGGGCTTGGCCGAATCCGTATTCAACGATTCAACGGTGCGGCGTGCTGAACTCATGCGGCAATTCCGCCCGAGGGACATTGCAGCCATTGCGGGGCTTGACCGGGCGATCGGGGTGACTCACCAGTGTGCTTCGACCAACGCCGATGTGTGTTCTTCGATCCCCCTGCGGCTTATGCGGCGGGTAGACGCTGCGGATTCGGTTGATCGGCGTGCGTACTCGGGCCGAAAGATTGCCAAGATTCAGCACAAGTACATGGCCTCGGGTCAGGCGGGCGTGAAGGTCGCGGCGTTCGCGGACTCAGGCGGCGAGGTTGAGGAAGTCACAGACCACCCGATCCTTGATCTGCTCGAGAACCCGAACCCGGACTACCCCGGTTCACAGATCGCTTGGCTTTCGTTCTACTTCAAAGAGATCACGGGCAAGTCGTATGAGTTGGTCGCGTTCGGCGAGAACGACATGCCGGTCGTGTTGTACCCCCTGCTGTCGCAGTACACCATGCCGGTGATCGGCGAGGAATCTGGTGCTATCGAGGGGTTCCGGTACTCGCGGTCTGAGACCAGCGTTGCGGAGTTTGAGGCCGAGGATGTTATTTACTACCGGCATCGCGTGTCTCGGTTCGATCCAAACGGAGGCGAGGGGCCATTGGTGGGCGTGCTTGCCGAGGCCGATTTGCTGATGAAGAGTCTGATTCTGGATATTGCTATGGCGGACGGGGGCAACCGCCCCGACTCGTTGTGGACGATCAAGGATGGGATGGCTACGCCGGATCAGGTCAAGGACTTTGAGAAGAAGATGAGGTCGAAGTTTCGGGGCCTACGCGGCATGAGCAAGCCGCTGGTGACGCGGGGGGATGTGACTGTCCAACCGCTCGCGTGGCCTGAGAAAGAACTTCAATCATTCCAGAAGATCGAGGCGATGGAGAAGCGGATTCGCAGTGCGTTCGGGCACCCTGAGAGCATGGGAGACTCCAACGCATCGACCTACGCGGCCGCGCTGATTGCCGAGAATGAATATGCAAAGAACACGCTTCTTCCCCGATTGAACGCGGACGCTGCCCAGAAGAACACATCGCTGCTGCCGATGTTCGGGCTTGATCCGAGCGTGTATTGCTTGGTCTACGACAACCCCGTCAAGAAGGACGAGGCGGCGTTGAGCGACCGGATGCGGTTGGATGTGGCATCGGGCGTGCGGACGATCAACGAGGCCCGGTCTGAGCAGGGGCTTGATCCGTCGGATGATGAGGGTGCGGACATGTTGCGGGTTAATGGGCAGACATTCGAGAAACTGGACGCGGAGGCACAAGCCCCGACGCTCGGCGGGTTTACGCTCAACGCGGCACCGGAGGCAAAGGCCGCCGAACCTGTAACCGTTCCTGAAAAGTTCGATCTGCTGCCGGTTCTCCGTAAATCCGTCAAGGCGGGCGAACTCCAACGCTGGACGGATTGCGAGTGCGAGGCGTGTACCAAAGCGGGTGACATCGCTGACGACCCCATCATTGAGGATGTGTTCTCAGGCGCTCTAGAACCCGTCGAGGAGTCGATGGAAGAAATACTGACCGAGATGCAGGACGAGGTGGTGCAAGCAGCAGGGGCGGGGCGTGCGTCCGATCTGGAGGACTTGAAGGCGCAGGCCGCTGCAGTGCTGCAAGATCAGATGGAGGATGTGGTGCTTGACTCCGTGCGGGCCACGCTGGCTGCCGCCAATCAGGATGTCGATTCGATGTTCGATGTGGTGAACGAAACGGCGTTGTCGTTCCTTGAACGGCACACGATCCAGGTGGCTGACGATATCGCAGCGACGACCGAAACCATGATCCGGCCCGCGATTGAACGGGGTCTTGAGGAGGGGTTGAGCATCGGGGACATCGCTGCCCAGATCGAATCCGAGAACATCCCGGCGTACCGTGCCGAGCGGATCGCCCGTACCGAGGTTCAGACGGCGGTGCAGGGGGCACGCTACGAAACGCTCGGGGAGATCGGGGTTGAGACCGTTGATTGGGTGAACGCCCCCGGCGCGTCTGCGGCCCACCAGCAGATCGCGGCAAGGTCACCGAAGAAGATGGGTGAGCCGTTTGTGAAGGCAGGGGAGACGATCGGCAAGGAATCGTTCGATCGGGACATCTACCACCCACCTGCGAGGCCGAACTGCCGGTGTAGTTTGCGCGGGAACTTTGACGATTTAGACGAGGACGAATAATGAACGCACAAACAATCATCGAGCGGCTGAAGAAGCACCCCGGCGCGATCGGGCAAGACTACATCGGGGTCGTCGCGTCCTACGGCAAGGGTGCCATAGTGGACGATGAGGGCGACAAGAACGACATTATCGCCATTGCCAACACCGGGGACATCGACCTAGACGATGAGGTGGTGATCCCTTCGGGGCTTGACACTTCATACTTTGAGGCGAACCGGCAAATCTTCGTCGATCACGAATACAGCGTTGACAAGGCGGCTGGGTTCCTGCGGTCGATCAGCAAGTACCCATCGCCTAAAGATCACAAGGCATGGAAGGTGCGTATCGGCCTGCACGACAACGCGGCTGGCGAGGCGGTCAAGGCGATCGTCAAAGCGTCCGGCCAGATCGGGCTTTCGATCGGGTTCTACCCTACGGACTTTGGCGCACCGACCGATGACGAGCGGTTGCAGTTTGAGCAAGAGGGCAAGGAACTCAACTCGGTGGTGCGGGCGGGTCGCTGGTTTGAGCTCTCGTTTACGGCGTTGCCATGCAATGTATCGTGTCAGGGCCGGATGATTGGCGGGGACGGGAAGCAACTGCGAATCCTGCGGGCGTTGAAAGAACAGGGCAAGGTGGACGATTCGACGCTCCGCGTGCTTGGTTTGGCTGATCGGAAGATTCGGGTATTGACGGCGGGCGGTACTGTGACGAAGCGGGTGTCGGCACTATCCTGATGATTGTGCTATGATTACTTGACGGCCTCTGTGGTGGTGGGTCGTCCGGGTGAGCGGTTGAAAGACCCCGAACTCGATTGGTTTGATCGGAATCGGTCTGAGACGCGACCGGCGAAAGCCCCGAAGCGTCAATCGTTGATTCCCTGAGATTCGTGTTTTTTACACAAATACAGGGAGTTCTACGATGAATCGTAAACAACTCATCGCATTTGCGAAACGAATGGGCTGGAAGGGCGCGACCCTTGACAGCCTGAAAGCGTGGGCCGTTGAGAACGGATACGACGCTTTCGATCTTGGCAACGACATTGTTGTCGAGGTAAAGGATTTTGAGAAGGTCTGGGGCAAGGGTGTAACTATCCGGTTGCCAGAGGGTGTCTCAGTCGAAGACTTGATTGTCGAGGACGACAGCAATATGGACGAGGACGAGGATGCCGAGGCGAAAGCCGAAGAGGACGACGAGGACGAGGCAGCCGAGAAGGCTGCCAAGCAACGCGCCCGCAAGAAGTCATTCCGAGACGAGCAAGCGAAGGTGACCGGTGCCAGGCGTGCCGGTGCCCGCAAGTCTGGACGGATCGGCGATAAGGTCAGCGCGGCCAAGTTCGCGTACGACAACGCCGTGAAGAAGGGGCTTCGGATTCGAGGCACGAACGCGGTTCCAGTGTTCAAAGACGCGGATACCGCTGAGTTGACCGGTTCGCTTTTGCGGCTTGGTATCAACGGGCGCAAGTATTACAACCAGCGTTCGCAGGACGAAGAGATCGTTGAGAAATCAGGATCGACCTTCAACCCCGGAACCGGCGGCGCGTTGGTCGCTGGCGAGTATGCCCCGGAACTCATCGAGCTCTTTGACCAATACGGCGTTGCACGCCAAGCGGTCGGGGTCACTTCGATGCGTGAAGGAACCAAAGAGATGCCGCGTCTGCATACCGATGTCACTGTCTATGACGGCAGCGAGTCGGGCACCATGACGGCTTCGGACTTTGGTACTGATCTTGTGACGCTCAATGCTACCAAGTCATATGCCTACAGCACGATACCATCCGAGCTTATGGAAGACGCGGCTATTTCGGTCGCTGACATCGTTGCTCGTTCTTCGGCGCGTGCCATTGGCAAGTGGGAGGATGAATCGTTCTTCCTTGGTTCGCACAATCGTACCGGCGTGACCGATCTGCTCGGCACCATTGGAACTGACCAGTTTGATTCAGCTTCTGGTGCGTGGTCTGCGATCACGATCTCAGACATTCAGTCTGCAATCGGCCTGCTTCCGGGATGGGCTTTGGCTGAAGGCATTTCTATCGTGTGTTCGTCTGCGTTCTACTCAACAGTTCTTGATACATTCGCTATGGGGGCGGGTGGCAATACTGGTGCTGACCTCAAATCTGGCTTCCCGGGCCAGACTATGTGGGGACGCTACCCGGTTCATATCTCCGAAGTCATGCCGTCCTCGTATTCTGACGGTCAGAATGTCATGTTGATTGGTGCGTTTGGCGCGTCATCCAAGTTCGGTATCGTTGACGGTTCGGAGGCTTTCGAGTCGTCCGAGCATGTCGGTTTTGCAAGTGATTCAATCGCGTTCCGTTACAAACAACGGTGGGCCATGAATCTTCACGATGTGGGCGGGTCGGGTTCCGGCGTCGTTTCACTCTTGGCATAAAGGAGGTTCACTATGTCTGCTATTTCTAGAGGACTCACTGGTGCAAGTACCGTAATGGTCGCACCTATCGCGGTGGCAAATGGAACCGCAACCTGTACTGCGCTTGATTGCTCGCGTGGGTATGGGTGTACAGTCGAGGTTACGGTCGGCGTGACTACCGGGAACTTCTCGGTATTCAAGCTGCAATCATCTGCGACATCGGGCGGCACATACGCCGACATCACCGGCGCAACGATGACCGGCCCCGGTGCTACCGATGACGGTGGTATTTGGGCGTTCCATGTTGATATGCGTGACCGAAACATCGGGCCGTTTATCAAGTTGGTGATGACCGAGGATAACACCGGATCAGGCTTGGTCAATGTGACCGGTCGGGTTTGGAATCTTGACGAGGGTGGCGCGTCCGCTACCGCTCGCGGTTACACTGCCGAAGTCTTTGTATAATCCCCGTTCCCGCTCGGAAACGGGCGGGGCGGTATTTAGGAGGTTCACACGATGAACATGGTCAAAGTTAAGATACTGAAAAAGTGCTGGTGCGGCGATGCTGGCGCGATCAAAGAGATGCACGCGAGCCGAGCGAAACAGTTGATCGATGATCGGTTTGCTGTTGAGGTTGCCGAGGATCGTGAAGCACGCGAGGCCCGCAACGCTGACTCATTGAAGATTCGGGACAAGGCGTTCAGCAAGCGCGACAAGGAAGCCGAGAAGGAAGCCAAGAAGGAAGCCAAGAAGAAGGAAGCTGAGAAGGCCAAGCGTTCGCGTGGTCGCAAGAAGCCCGACAACAAGGCAATGTCCGCAAAGGAATAAGGAATGGCACTTTGCACAGCGGCAGAATACAAGGCGTGGCGCGGGATCACGAAGACCGACTGGGACACGGTTCTCGGCGTTATGATTACTACAGCGACCGCCGAAATCGAACGGTTGTGCGGTCGCACCGCAGGCGGGTTCGAGTCGGCTACCTTCACGGAGGTTTTCGACGGCGACGGATCACAGGTCTTGCAGGTCTCAAACGGGCCGATATCTTCGATTACATCAATCACGATTGGAAACTCTGACCCTTCGACGCTCGCGTCTACCGGGTACACACACGACTCCAGATTCGGGATTATGCGGTTGCCGTTTGAGACTGGCGGGCTTGTTGCTCGGGATGTTTGGGGCGAGCCGGTGTACGGGTCGTCTGATCGTGCGGTGTTCACTGAGGGGTTCCAGAATATCACGGTGGTCTATGTGGCTGGGTATGCGACGATCCCCGACGATTTGAAGAGGGTGTGCTACCAGTTCATAAGCCACTACTTTGATTCGAGGGGCCGGGACTTTGAGAAGGCAGCTCAGGCGATTGGGAACTCGAATATGACCGTGAAGGCGACCGCTGAGTTTGTGGCGAAGAAGATGGATGTGCTGAGTTCGTGGAGGCCGATCCTATGAGCTTTGCGAACCCTCCAATGCCGCCCCGGATGGGTGAACTATCGAACGCGGTGTGTGACATTTACGCGAATGTTGACGGCGTTGGTGACGGCGGTGTCGGTGTTACTACTTGGCCGAACTTGACGCATCAGGGCGTGATCTGCTCGCTGCAAGAGATGAGTTCGTCGCGTGCGTTGGCGTTGGGTCTTTCGTCCGAGGTTGGGCTGTTCGATCTGCATATGCCGCGTATGCGGGTGAACGGGACGGATATCGAGATCAAGGGCGGGAACATGGCGTGGCAGTTTGAGATTGATTCGACTCGTTACGAGGCGATCAGCGGCGGCGTGCGTGAACTGGACGGGATGCAGAAGATAGCCGTAAGGCGGATTGGTGCGTGATGGGCGTAGTCTGGGAAGGCACAACCAAAGACTGGCTCAAGAAGCTGGAGAAGGAAACCGACAAGGCGGTCGGTGTGGCCGCTGAGACTTTGGTTCAAGAGATACAAGACTCGATGCCCGGTGCCGGCGCGAGCAAGGCGGGGATCGGGAAGACCGCAAGGTACACCCCGTCAACGCCGGGGTCGCCTCCCGGTGTTCGGACTTCCAGATTGAAGAGCTCTGTTTCTTCGCAGCGTGCTGGGAAGTTGAAGCGTGTGGTTGGTACGAATGTTGGATACGCCGAGCCGCAGCACTTCGGAACGAGCAAGATGCCAGCCCGCCCGTTCATGGTTCTCTCCCCATCGACTAGGAAGCGGATGCTCAAGCGGTTCACCGCGTCACTCCGAAGGGGGATGCGATGAACTCCATCGGCCTAGAGGACGCAATCAGAGCGCGGATCGTTGCGAGTCTATCAACGGCGAGCGTAACCGTGCAAGGTGTATGGGCAGTAGTTGCCCCGATTGCCGTTGAAGTGAAGCAAGGGCTTGCTCCGGTGGTGATCTTCTCGCTGACCGCTGCCGAGACTGACGACACCTTCAACGATAACGGGTTCCGCGCCGACTACCGCGTGAGCGTGTACGACTCCAAATCGAACGGCACAACAAATGTCAAGCCCGCGTACGATGCGATTATCGGCAACGGCACACCATCAACCGCCCCAACAATGGGGTTACACCGCTGGCAGCCGACCGTATCGGGGCAGGCGGTTTCACAAATGCGAATGACGGCGTTCGGTTCCCCGCACACTGCGGACACGCTTGAGTATTACGCCGATTTCGAGGTTTACGCCGAGGAGGTCTAGCATGGCTGGCACTACTGGATTAACGGGATTACTCTCCGTAGCAGACACATCGACCACTGCGGTAGATCAAACAGGGTTTGATTTGCACCACTTGATCGGTACATCGACTGACCCATTTTCATGTACCATCAATGGCGGCGGTGAGTCGTTTCCGTCACCCGCGTTTGAGTCAACGAACCCCGTAGCGATCGACAAGATTGCTGGTCTCTCATTCTGGACGGCGACCTTCTCGGGTCGGTATCCACGCAATGCCCCGGTTGCTGGCCATGAAGGGTTTGTGACATATGCGAATGGAACGGTTGACGGTTGCACTGGTTGGTCGATGACGCTAAACGCGGGTACATACCCAAACACTGCACAGGCATCAACGCCGCCTGTGTGGATGGGCTACTTGCCCGGCGAGTACAGCGGGAGCGGTTCGTTTGATGGGAACATTGACGACACGACTGCTGTTACATTAGTCACTTCGGGGGCCGCCACTTTCCGCATGAACCCGGCGACAACCGTAGCGAACACGCTGGCGTGTGGAATTTTGATTACGGGGGCATCCCCATCGGTTGCCCGGGGAGCCAAGAACAAAATGGCGTACACCTTTGACATTGACGGGAATGTGACAAGTGCGGGTGATGAGTCGCTATTCAATGCTGGCCCGCTTGTGACCCCGGACATAACCGAGATTGTTCTGAGGGCTGCTGGGTCTCGCACATTTACAGGGCTGGCCTTCTTGACGAGTTTGACGATTTCGGCAAACATCGGTAGCCCGATCGAAGTGTCCGGTACTTTGCAAGGCACCGGCGCGTTGACGGTTGCATAGAGGTGATTCATGGCGAAGATCGACAAGGCGACAATCGAGGTCAATGCGGACATCGACGATCTGAAAGCGTCGATGGTCGATGCCAAAGCCGAGGTTGAGTCGGTCGGTGATGCTGGGGAGAAAGCTGGGGGCAAGGTTGGCGGGGCGTTTGGCAAAGCTGGCGAGGCGATCGAAGGAAGTACCGCAGGCGTTCGGAAGTTTAGCGGCGCGATTTCTTCTACCGTTGGTGTTGTGACGGGACTGGTTGGGGCTGTGACAGGCCTAATCGGTTTGCTTGTGTTGTTTGGCAAACTGATGAATGAGCAGAAAGAACAAACGCGGCTTTCCGAAAAAGCATTCAAGTCCCTCAAAAATCAAATCGAGGATTTCAATCAAGAAATCGACCCTGACCCAATCCGAAGGCAAGCCGACGCGCTTGGGGATTTGATTCGTGAAAATAAAGAACTAGAGGATGTCCAAAAGGTTGTATTGCTCCAACTTGTCGGCTCGGCTATTGCTGGAACCCAGCGGGTAGAAAAACACAAAGAAGAGGCTGACCGTGTAAGGCAGTTGAATATCGAGTGGGTTGCGCTGAAGGATACAATACTAGGGCTTGAATCCCAGCTTGAAACCGACCCAGTGAAGCAAGAAGAGATACGGTTTCAGGCGAGGATGCGTGCGATCGACCGAGCGAACCGCTCTGCGATGCACGGAAACCAATCCGAGTTCGATCAGATTATCGAGCTTGAAGAGAAGTTGCACCAAAAGCGGCTCGACGACATCAAGAAACAGAAGGATGAGAAGATCAAAGCGGAGGAGGAGGCCGCCCGCAAATCAAACGAACTTGCTGCGAAACAGGCCGCCGTGCTTGCTGCCGCGTTGAAGCGTGAACTTTCGGGCGTTGCGGCATCGTTGCTTGGCAGCACCGGCGGGATTACCACCCAACTTAATACCATCGTCAAAGACCTGCGAGAAGTCGCGCACGCGATTGGGAGGCGTTGATGGCACTGACCTGGACAGAACAACACTTTGACCGAGGCACTACCGAATCATCGAGTGGGTTTGGTCGCGTGCGTGGGTGGAAAGTGACGGGTGACGAGTCGGTCGTTGATGTGGTAACAGACGACCCCAGCGCGCCGAGGTTCGGCGATGTCCACCCGGATTACCCGTTGCTGGTCGTCAACAATGTATCGTTTCTCCCCGAGGGTCGGCATGTCGTGGTTCGTGCGCAGTATGTGCCTATCGAGTTCCAGGACCCGACCCCGCCTGAGAACGAGGACGATCTAGAGTTCTTCAAGATCGACACAACCTTTGAGGATGTAGACATTGAGATACCCGTGTTTGAGTTGGTCACAAAAGAGTTCCCGATTCAAGGGGGCGGTACTGAGACAAAGGATGTATGGCAGCCGGTGCGCCAAAAGGCGACATTCCGGTATTCCCGAACGGTTCACCGGATCACGCTCAACGCGACGGTGGCTGGCGGGGCGGGCGTGATTACACAGTTGAATATCTCGCAGGCCGTCAATGAGCAGACCAACAAGATTCACCAGATTGGTGGGGTCAAGTACCTGTTCAAATCGGACAGCGTGCGGCGTACCAAGATTGACAACTACCAGTTCACCTATCGCTGGATTTACGATCCGGGCGTGCCGAATACGCTGGAGTATGACCTGAGCTATTCGCCGAACATGGGTGGGATCGGTTCGTATGGTTTCCCCTATGCGTCATCTGAGTTTGTGGTTGAGCCATATTCGCGGCTTGACACTGCACCGAACGCGAGCGACCCTACACAGGTTCCCGTTGTCGTGTCGTCACCGGCGTATATGGAAGACCTGACGGGCTATACAACGCTACCGGGGGTGTCGTGATGTCTGAATCCCGCGTCTATGTCGGTGTGATTACAGCCCGATCCTCGGAGGTTCCCGCTCCCCCTGACGATCTGTTCTACAGCGTGCAGATCGAGGGGGAGTCTGGCGTGGTGGTGCTTGAGGGGATCGTGCCGCAGGAATACGACCGGATGCGGTATGCCGATGTTGACCTTGTGCCGTTTGAGATTGGGCAGCGTGTGGCGGTCGGCATTTCCCGGCTTGGATCGAATGAACTGGTAGACATCTTGACGGGTGAACGCCCAGACGCGGGGCCGTGCGCATGAGAATCGACCTTGACACTCTGGGCGTGAAGATGCCGCTGAATGTGGAGCGTGTGCGGCGCGTGTTCGTGCAGGTGGAATCCATCGGTGATTCCGCGTCTACGGCGGTGCTTGAGGTCAAGCGGGCGTTCGGGGATCAGTCCCCATCGGCGTCGTTCTCGACGGTGCAGACGGTTGATCTGACCGGCGCATCGGTCTTGGAGATTGATGTGGTCGATACGGGGTGGCTGCATTTCGTTTGCACGACCGCCGAGGCGGGGGTAGCCGTTGAGATTGGAACAATGGAAGTCGGTTCGATGACCGGTTGGACGATGCGAGAAATGATTACGGTTGATGCTGAGGGCGTGCGGAGCGCGATTAACGCTCAGGCAGCGTACAAGTCGATGGTGCTTGCCGAGCCGCTGGCAACGAATACCTCGGCGGTTGAGATTCGGCACGCGATAGACCCCGCGTTCCAAGCGGTCGCGTTTAATGTGGCGGCGGACTTGACGATTGACGGGGCAACGATTACGAGTATCGAGACGGACAACGCGGCGTACTTGATGCCGGTGTGCGAGACTTCGCAGGCGGGCCAGTCGCTTGTGCTGTGGTGGTATCTCAGGAGTGAAGTCATGGGCGAGGCAACAAAAGACTTTTGGACAGAGGCTGCGGCTGGTCGTGTACCGGGATATTCAACGGGGAACAAGTTTGGCCGAAACCCAGATATTGACACCGGAACATTACCGGAGGATATTTGGAGTGAGGGCGGTGTCTATACCGGGTTCCCAACAACCGGATTGGCCGAAACCGTTGATGTAGTTTCGGCCAGTGTGAACGACACAGCGGCAGGAACCGGCGCGCAAAAGGTTACTCTATACGGGTTGGATGGGGACTATCTGGAGCAAGAAGAAGAAATCACTATGAACGGCACGACCGCCGTAACTTCAACAAAGACTTGGTGGCGGCTTAACCGTGTGAGGGTGACGCAGGCGGGGTCGTCTGAACACAATGAGGGCAAGATCACGGTCAACCACACCACGACGACGGCTAATGTGTTTGCAACGGTTGACGCTGAGGCGAGCCAAACATCGATCTTGGCGTTTAGTGTTCCGGCAAATAAGAAGTTGGTCGCGCTCAATGTTCATATTGCAATCGACCGCGCGTCCGGGTCTGGAGTTGAGTCGTCGCTGACTCTGCGCGTGCGTGATAATGCAGTAGGAACAGTCCGAATCCTCGATTACTACTTTGTGACCGAAGGCGAACATTTCCACGAAGAGTATCATTCGACAAAGATCATTGATGAGAAATCAGATATTTGGATTCGCGCCGACGATGTGAGTGCAAGCAACACGATCATCGTTGGTTCGTTACAGTACCGGCTTGTGCCGAAATAACAAAGGAGGCCAGTCATGGCAGAAACTACGCTCAATGAAGGGGCCACAAGTCTCGCAGCCGCGAACTGGGCCGACGCTACCGGGGTCGTTGACAACGGCCAACTCGTAATCAATAAACCATTCGGGTCGGGTGTCCCCCTGACTTCAAGCGTGGATTGGTCGGCGTTGACTACGGGTATTGACTACCTCGAAATCAAGCCCGGCGCGTCCGGTACGCTCGGGTCTGGCGGGTCGCCATTGAAGATCGACGCGGACACCGATTTCGGTCTCACAGACCTCGACGGCATCACCAATCACGGAAAAGTCACACTGTACCTTGAAGCGGGCGGCGGTTCTAGCCGTATTCTTAACTTCGATTGCGGCGGCGGGTCTCGCAACTTCCTTGTCGGTGGTACCTTCACAACGACGACGGTACAGGGTGGGTCGGTCGATGCCAATGAATCGACGGTGCTGACCAATCTTGATTGCTACGGCGGCTCGGGCGAGATTCACTACAACGCGACCAAGCCAACGCTTGTGCGGATCATGCGTGGAAACTGGGTCATTCGGCGTGCGTGTACCTCGCTGATTATCGGCGAGAACGCGCGGGTGATTTATGACCCCGACGACGCGGCGAGCCACACCAGCACGGCTGTGACGAACTACGGCGGTACTCTCGATTGGCGGGCGGGCGCGATCCCGACCGTCACTTCAATCGGCGGCACACTGGACTTCACCAAAGCCCGCACATCGTTCGCTCCGGGTGCAACCGCGTTCATTGTTGGCGGCACGGTGATCCATGAAGGTACGGGCGAGGTTGATCTGAGCAATGTGACCTATGTTGGGCGCATGAGCCGTAGCGTGGGCGGGTTCACCCCGGCTCCATAATGGCACACCTGATCGTGAAAGACCGGAAACTCTGTGTGGTGAACGGTCGGCTTGTCACCAGCGCGGACGGTGCGCCGTGCGTGTGTGGCGGGTGCGCGAGTCTTCCCGACAATATAAAGCTGACGCTATCGGGCCATTTCGAGTTGACCGAGCGCAACACAGTCTTTGATTCACTTGGCAACCAAGTAACGACCGAGCGGCACAGCGTTACATTCCCCGAGCTTGAGATTACGATGTCGAGGAGTGCGACCGGGTACTTCTCGTTGATTAACTGCGATGCGCCGATGTCTGGTAATATCTCGCTGATACAAAATGCGGCAAGCCCATTCAACGAGTACGGGGCGTTGACGGATATTGTCAGCGTAGGGGTTTCGGTGCGACCATCATTCGACCCCGTTGCCCCGTGCAAACTGTGGACGATAACCGTGCAATGCAGAGGCCGGTACTCGGACAACTTTGGAAACACCGACGATCTGTTTGCCTTCTACACCGCCCATTACTACACGCTCGCCGATGATGTGGTTGGACTGCATAACCAGTTTGGGAACGGGATTCCAAGCGGGTTTTGCAATCAACAGTTTGAGCAACGGCCCATTCTTGGGTGTATCGCAGGGCCGAGCGGCGGTGGTGTGTTTGAAGCGGAAAGCAAGTCACCACCCAACTGCTACACCGAAGACCCATTCCAGAATGACCGGCTTGAAGAGACTTCGCATTCTGGCGGGTGGAGGGTAGAGATTGAGGCGTATGAAGGCCCGCCGATCTGTGATGCGAATCCGTTCACAACAGCCCTTCGGTGTGATGGGTCGGGGTCTGAGCTTGTGGTCGATCTACGGGATGCTATTGATTCGGTTCCGTCATCACCAGCCATTGAGATTTCGACGGATGTCTATGACTTGTATCAGCCGACCGGGAATGTCACCATAGGCCCCGCAGATATTACATTGTGGGTTGCTGAGGTCTGCGAGGAACAGGGCTTTGCGGTGTACCAGAACTGTGCCGATGCTGGCGATGAGATCGCGGTGGATGAAACGAACAAGCCGCCGAGCTCGCTAACCGCGATGATTGGCCCAAATCGGTACTTCCCCACTGGTGGAACAACGACCGACACGCCGGTTGCGGTGGTGTGGTCAGATGATCCGTGCCCATCACAAGACAACCTCTGGCGGCGGTGTGACGACCCGAGCGTCTATGTGCGGTTGAATCTGGATGCCTCGGTGTTGTTCATGTCTCGCGACTCGGCGGGGGTGTGGATGGTTGACCCGAACCAGCCGGGGCGCGAGTGTCGGGATATTTATCGGACGACCTTTGAACGGGTGTTGGATGATGGGAGGACTGCGCCGTTGCTCTCGGCTGGCGATCCGGCGAGCGAGTGTGCGCCGCGAACGCTGCTCGGTCAGGAGTGCCGGGGGATTGATCGGTCTGACCCGCCGTTCGGGGAGAACGACCTAGAATCACCGGCGGGGCGTTCAGGGCTGCCCCTGGTCGATCTGAGCGGGTTTGATCCCACCGAAGAGGCCCGTAGGTTGCGTCAGGGGGGTTGCTGCGGGCAGCCGTCAAACGATCCTTGACACCTACTTGACAATAGTTGGGCGGCGGGGTATGATCTGCCAAACGCCCACCACAGGGCAGAAAGGGAAATCATGAAGCAAGAGGAAACAGCACAGCACACGCCGGGGGTTGATGAGCAAGAAAAGGAAGGATGCGGAAACTGTCGGTTCTTTATAACTCGTTACGGATCTACAGATAACTGGTGCGGATCATGCCACCGCCATTCTCCATCGGGCGTTGGTGTTCCGCATGACGATTCTCCGATATGGCCGTCTGTGCAAGGTAGTCAATGGTGCGGGGATTATGAAAAAGCCGCAATCGCCAAAGCAACCGGGAATGAGGTGCAGGCATGAAAGACACACAGACACAGCACACGCCGGGGCCTTGGGAGTATGTCGGGAACACCCCGCCAAAAAATGCTAGAGAGGAGGGCTATGTCTACGGATGGTATGTCACATGCGCCGATGATCGCCATATATCCGTTGAGGGCCGTACTGGAGATGAAGCCGAGGCCAACGCCCGCCTAATCGCCGCCGCCCCGGACATGCTGGAAGCGTTGGAGAGTCTTGTTGCTACGATTGACTTTGTGTACCGTGTCAAACAGGAAGGGGACACGATGGATGCAGCCCGCAAAGCAATCGCCAAAGCAACCGGCGAGCAGGAAGGTGGTGCGTCATGAGCGATAACCAGATCACTTCGGACCAGATCACGGACGCGGAGATTATCAGGCACGCCCGCACACTGAGTGCATTGCTGGGTGCAGAGGGGTTGGATTCGACCCCTCATCACGCGATGGGGATTGCCCGAGCGATTGCCAAGTCGCACGATGACAACGGCGACGCAATCTCCCTTGCACCAGTTGTTTTATGGTGCGCACTCGGCATGATGTATAACAGACTGTACGCTTTGGCAATGGCTGTTGACGATGTACGCCAGAAGATCGACGATGCGGCGACCTGCTACGCTGATCCAGACCTGAGCAATGACGGGTACGACGGAATGCCCCAGTGGGTGCGCGAGATGATCGTTGCTGAGAAGACTTAACCTGCTCTCTTTCCTCGGAGCCGCCCCCTAATCTCTCTCGGGGGTGGCTCTTTTGATGACACTGACAGCCCGTCGGCTTCGTGGGCGGCGGGCAGACCCCGGAACCTTGTTGGGCACCGGGGTTTTTTACGCGCAAAAAACCGCCCCCTGCCGGATAGACAAGGGGCGGCCCACTTGCTGACGCTCTACCGACCGGGGCCGGGAAAGGGGGGAGCGTCGCAGTTTGATTGTACGCGGTGCGGTGGTGTTGTCAAACGGTGGATAACTTTGGGATCAGTCATGACTAGTCATGACCAGTGGTCATTGGTGGTCATTGGTGGTCATAAATGACCGGTTACACTTGTAGCCTTGTAGCAGTTGCGCAACTGTAACTCCGCAAAAACCGCGTTTCTAGCGATTCACTCGGGCATTTGGCCGATCGGTTGTAACTCGGGTCTGTGCGCCACTTATTTTGTGGCGCGTCCGCTACGCCAAAAGTGGCGCGGGTACTTCATCGGTATTTCATCGGTACCTCATAGCCGCGTAATAGCTGGAGGGTGTGTAATCGGGTTCACACATATGTGACACATATGTGATATGACCCCGATCCATGACCCCGATCACGGTGGATAACTCAGGCCGCGTGCAAAATGGGGAGTTCTACCCACTTGCCACAGGAGCCGCGAGAGCCGCCCTTAGAGGCGTTTGAGATTCGGAGGGGTTCGGAATCGGGTTTGGGGCTGGAACGCGGGAGACGGGCAGGATTCGGGCAATGCGTGAACCGTGCGGGCTTTCGGGTGAAGTAGACCATATTGCCGGGATCAGGAAAATGGTTTGGCGGGCGGGTTGACCGCGTGCAGGGTACGGGGTACGATCTCCAAAAAGGAGCAGTCATGCCGAGAATGTACACAATCACCCAGATCGCCGTCGAATACGGAGTGGCCAGAGATTCGGTCGTCTACGCAATCAAATCCAGGGGGATCGAACCGGATGCTCGAGTAGGGCTTTATCGCCTCTACACACAGTCAACCCGCGATCGAATCGTCAAAGAACTGGACGAGATCGCAGCCAAGAAGGGCGGGGTGGTCGCGTGAGTATGCCGTGGATCAAAATACGAACCGGTCTTTGTGATGATCCAGCAATCGTCGGCATGGCGAACACATTGGGGATCGACGAACACGCTGTCGTTGGTCGGCTCATCAAGATTTGGTCATGGGCGGACGCAAATACCATCGACGGCTACTGCGAGAACATCACCTACGAATGGGTGGACTTGCGCGTTTCGTGTAAGGGTTTTGCGCTTGCGATGCAAAAAGTGGGTTGGCTTTCGCGCAACAGATCGGGGTGGGTTTCGTTCCCAAACTGGGATACTCACATGGGGGCGAACGCAAAGAAAAGGGCCGATGCAGCCGATAGACAGCGAAAACGGAGAAGCGCGTCTAGTCCGACCGAACCACCCTGTCACAAAAATGTCACAAAAGATTGTGACAAAAGCGTGACCAGAGAAGAGAAGAGAAGAGATAGAGAAGAGAAGAGTAAGACTAAGTCAGCCCCTTCGGGGCGTGGCGAGAATCCGCCAAAGGGCTACACGCCTGAGTTTGAGGCATGGTGGAAGTCCTACCCATCCCGGCCCGGCTGCCCGAAGGGGAACAAGACAGAGGCGTTTACGGCGTGGAATGCCATAGGATCGCCTGAGAGCCACGCTAAGGTGCTTCAAGCCACCAAAGCACTCTCGGCATCGGATTGCCTCCCGAAGGACGCACAGCGGTTCCTACGGCCTGTGAGGGGCAAGGGTGATCCTGAGTACCTTCGGTGGCTGGACATCGAACCGCCGCCGTCCAAAGCCGACCTGCGGCACGGCAATATCGGCAAGACACCGGGCGACCCCGATATCATTGCCAAGCTCAGACTGAGAGGAACAACAGCATGACCATCGCACAAGGGTTCAATGTCAAACGGGCATCCCATCAGGCCGTCGTGTGCGGGTTCCCCCCCCGCCATGTCAACGCCATACATTCAGCCGAGGAAAGCGACCTGACAGAATCCCAACACGCCGCGTTCCTTTCGCTCTGTGAGTTCTGTGTTGCTGGCGGGATAACCATCGTGCGGGGCGGGTACGGGTGCGGGAAGACCCACCTTGCATCGTGGCTCGGGATCAACTGGAACATTCGCGGGTATAACCGCAAGCATGGGAAGTGCCGATACTGGACGGTTCCCCAACTACTTCAGTCTCAAAAGTCTTGGTTCTCAAAGAAAGACCGCACTGACGAGCCGTTCGATCTTGCCAAAGAGTGCGGGCTTCTCATCCTGGATGAACTCGACACGACGAACGACACGGTATTCGATCAGCGGGAAATCAAGCAGCTGCTCGATTGGCGATACTCGCAGGCAAACAAGCCAACGATCTTGATGACGAATCTTACAACCGACCGGATCGGTGACGCTCTCGATGCGTCGATCTTGGATCGTGTCATGGAGGGCGGGGGATTGATTGAAATGCAGGGTGCGTCGATGCGCGGCTCGACAGGATAACACCACGCCTCTACCGAGGCACAACGAAAGGGAACAATGATTAACAAAATCACACTTGAACTCGTTAAAGACGAATGGGAAGCGTGCTGGCCTCGCGAGCGTATCGCCAAACTCTACCCGGAACCAAGAACGCCATTGGAAGTGTTGACGATGACCGGCGGTGAGTGGGACACCATCAAGCCCAAAGATCGTTTTTGGACTGTATTGAGAAGCGATGTGCTGCCAGACGAACTACTGTGCCTGTTCGTTTGCTGGTGTGCGGAGCAAGCACTCCCGATTTTTGAGAAACACTACCCAAACGATTCACGACCCCGCGTTGCTATCGAGACTGCCCGCAAATTCGCCGCAGGTGAAGCTACACGCGAGGAGCGGGCTGCTGCGGGGGATGCTGCATCTGCTGCATGGGCTGCTGCGTGGGCTGCTACGGGGGATGCTGCGAGGGCTGCTGCGAGGGCTGCGTGGGCTGCGAGGGCTGCTGCTAGGGATGCTGCGTGGGCTGCGAGGGATGCGGGGGATGCGAGTGCTGCACAACTCGCCAAACTCATCGAGATGGTTACGATTTGGGTCGAAACCGGGGATGTGTTTGGGGGAGAGCGGGAGGGCACTCCATGAAAGCAAAGTACAAACCAACCAGCCGAATCGAGTACGAACGCGGAGTGACCGACGGCGGGCGCGCGTACCGCGATGGAAAGCCAACCGTCACAAAGGGGTCGCGCTCGTATGTCGCGGGCTTCGATCGCGGCGTCGAAATCGAAATCGAGAAGGATGCGAAAGCGGACAGGATCGCGGTGCTGAACGCGGAAGGGAGAGAGTGATGGAACGCACTGAAACCCACATCGTAACCAAGGAAAACGGGCCAAGACCAGCAGGGCCACCAGACTGCTGTTTCTATTGCAGCCGTCTTATCGGAAGGGAACACGCTGAGGATTGCGTGCTGAGAATCAAGACCGTTATGGTTCGTGCGACCACCGAATATCCGGTCGTCGTGCCTTCACATTGGAGCAAAGACGATATCGAGTTTCATCGAAACGAGGGGTCGTGGTGTAGCTCAAATATGATCGGCGAGTTACAGGAAGTATTTGATGCGGGCGACTGTCTTTGCTTACGAACGAAGTTTGAGTATTTGGGCGATGCTGACGAACACAATGATTCGCTTGTAAAAAACCCATAACCCCTAAAGTCACCGCCCCGATTGTGTCGATGTATACACCATCACAGGGCAGCGGAGCCGACCCAACCACTACGGCGGAGCCGATAACACCGAAAGGGAAACGAAATGAAAGCACGAAAACGATTCGCAGAGTTCGCCATTGCATTCCTCATCGCCGCAGTCTTTACCGGACTGACCATGATGATGACCGGTTGCTCAACCGTCAGGGGCTTTGGCCACCTCATCAACGGGATCGGGGACGACATCGGCACCGCGTCCGATGGGGCAAAGGAGTACATGACCACCCACTGATCTATGCCCACCCGACTCGCTCGCCGGGGAAACCCGACGCGCGGGCTTCACAAACAACGCGCATTCGCGCCAAACAAAAGGACGCAACATGGCAACCGCAAGAACAAACTGGAAAGCAAAGTATGAGGCGATGAGTGCCGATTATGAATCAATGAAGCGGATGAATGAAAAACTGGATCGAGAAGTAAAGGCCATTGATAAATCACTCGACAAAGAAAAGTACAAGCTCGAAAATATCAGCCGCATCATTGCGGAAATATCTTCAACCTCGTTGTTCAATCCAGAGAAAGACGATTTCGGTAACTTTGTGACCGGATACAAAGACCCGATCAATCCTGAAAATGCGATTATTCAACTGGCCCGCGTTGTCGGAATGGCGCAGGCGGCGACCACATTCTAGTAAAAAACAAGGACACCAAATGCACACACACAAACAACTCGCAAACTCAGAAACCAGAATGCTGCCGGTCGAATCCGATAGCAGAATCGCAAGCCGCGCGTACATGGACACCGGGCGGCTGTGCAGCGTTTGCATGTGTCCAATCGTGATCCCGTGCGGAATCGAGTTCGATGGTGACGACGGGCACAACGGATCGACCCATGTTTGCATCGAACGGGAAAGAATAGCGAAGGGAAGGCGATGAATGAGCTGGCATTATTCGCAGGAGCCGGGGGCGGGCTTCTCGCTTCAAAACTACTTGGATGGTCTACGGTCGGAGCGGTCGAGATCGAGCGATACCCCAGGGAGGTCTTGTTGCAACGGCAGCGGGACGGGATGCTCGACGACTTCCCAGTCTGGGACGATGTGCGAACCTTCGACGGCAAGCCGTGGCGAGGGCTCGTCGATGTTGTTTCCGGTGGATTCCCTTGCCAAGACATTAGTGCGGCAGGTCGAGGTACAGGACTTGCCGGGGAGCGTTCTGGATTGTGGTTTGAGTATCTGCGAATCGTTGAAGAGGTGCGCCCTCGATATGTGTTTGCCGAGAACAGCCCGAATCTGCGTACCCGTGGACTTGGCACCATCATCGAAGGACTTACCGGTTTGGGGTATGGTGTTCGATGGGGGGTGCTGGGAGCTTGGCATGTCGGCGCGCCCCACAAACGAAACAGAATGTGGGTGTTGGCCTACGCCGACAGTAGTTCAGCGACCCAACGAGGGGAATATGCGACTGGTTCGGGGGCAGGTGGTCGCGGGGAATATCAGTTTGGAGGATGCGGAGGCGATGGTGGGGAAGGATGTGCGGGAGAGTCATGGAAAGTTAAGGGCGATGTGGCCTACGCCAACAGTGTGCGGGAATCACAATCGGAAGGGTGCGAGCAAATACAGCGGGGACGGATTGTCGACGGCGGTGAAGAAGTTCCCAACGCCCTGTGCGAGAGATTGGAAGGACAACGGGAAATCTCCGGCAGAGTTGAACAGGAACACGCCAGCACTTGCGTCCCATGCTGGTGGGGCATTGAACCCGCCGTGGGTCGAGTGGCTCATGGGGTGGCCTCTCGGGTGGACCGACTCAAAGCCATTGGCAATGGACAGGTTCCGCTTGTGGCTGCAACAGCATGGAAAATCTTGTCAGGAGAAATAAAATGAAACACTGGACACTCTCACAACTCAAATCGTACATCACCGCACACGGCGGGCATATCCCCGAAACGCACCCCCGGCTCAAGCCGAGGCACTACCGGCTGCTCGTTATGGCCGCAGCCGAGCGGATCGGGGGATCGTAGAAATATAACCGGCAACACTTGACAACCCGGATACGCGGCCTAGTATCCATTACCAGGGCAATCACAAGCCCGCAACGAAAGGAAAGCAATGAGCGAATACACAAGTCGGTTTCGATGCTCTAAATGCGGTATCTACATGACACACAGTCAGAAGCACAGCTGGAGAAGCACATGCAAGTATTGCGGGCATTTCGGTGGGGGGTATAACATTTGTGATACTGTTGAGGAAGTTGGGCAATGGAAACTTCCTAAGTCGTTCCGGTGGTGGAAGCTTTGGAAATTATTCGATCTGGAATGGCATCCTAAAGGAGCCGCTTCGGTGCATGGCACAACGAAGGGGAAGCAATGAAGAACCTCAAATACGATTCAGACGGACTCATCGACATTCACGATACAACCCTGACTATCAAACTATTCACCGGCGAGTCGGTCGAGATTCACGAAATCGACGGCGAGTTGTTCACGGTTCAATACGAGGACGGCACGATCATTGATTGCACCGAAGACCCGGCAGAGTGTTTGAGCGATGAGGACTGGAATGTCTACACGGATGCACTGTCTCGGCTCCAGAACAAACTGCGCCAGCACAACGCTGACATCGCAGACCGCGAATCAACCGACCATGCAAACGACAACCACCACAACCGGCAAGAGGCCGCAGCACGCGGCGGCTGGTGAAAGGAAACACAATGAGCAACAAGATCACAGTGAAAGAACACAACGGCTACTACCTCGCCAACGATGGGGGCGAGCGGACTTATAGATCAATAAACGGGGTCGTATGGGACACACCAACTGGGCCAGTCGCTCCGGCCTACAACGACTGTCTCCGCAAGGCGTTCTACGCCTACCTCGACTCCCAGCGTACCGCCGAGCCGGTGCGGTGGAATGTGAAGGCAGGAGATTACTTTCCACCCGAGCCGGAGGTGTTTGCGGGTGATCCGAGTGAGTGGGAGCAAGGTCTTTACCAAAGCACCCAAGACTCAAGGTTCTATATCTTGCGAGATAGGACTAGTGGTGATGGATGGGTGAGGTTGTGGATTAACCCGGAAGACACGGAAGACCCAATGTTTGTTTATCGTGGCACCAGTAATCAGAATACCTACCACAAAGTCGCCGACTGCACCGCCGACCTCATCGCCGCGAAGTGGAAGGGTGGTGCGTGATGAAGAAGTTTCTGTTGTTTGATGCCCGAGCCCGGTACGACATAGACAAGGCGGTGGTGTTCACAGTTTCTGATTCCCTTAAAGAGGCCAAGCGTGATAAAAGAGACTTCGGCTCTGACTCTGTGATTGTGCAATATGACATTGTTCCAGGCACCAACAAACTAGCCAACCCGGAGATTCCCAATGACTAACCTCACCCTCCCAAGCCCCCTCTTCAACCGCCTGCAATCCGGCGAGTCCGTGCGGCGTGTTGAGCAGATGACTGTGGAGGCATGTAACTGGATCGGACTCACACCACTCA